CTCCCCTAGTGAAGAATTTAATAGAGCTGAGAAAGATCTCAAGAAACTCCACAAGTTATTCCCCAAGATGATTATCCTTAGAGGAAACCATGATGAGAGGATTAAGCTAAGAGCTATAGAGTCTGGTATCCCAGGTAAAATGTTCAATGATGTAGACAAGATCTTTAATTATGACGGCTGGGAGTGGATCCCTAGAGACCAGAAGCTTATCATTAACACTCCTAAAGGTAAAGTAATGTTTATGCATGGGGATGAGATGGGGGGAACACCTCTGCAGAAGTCTCGCATCCTAGGCATATCTGTAATCACTGGACACACTCACAAAGCTAATATCTCCTATACTAAGACTATGGACTCACATCACTTTGGTTCGGATATGGGCACTCTAATGGATGTCAACTCTAAGGCGGCTAAGTATGCTTCTGCTAATCCAGTAGGAGTAAGTGTTGGCTTTGGTGTATTAATTAAAGGTGTACCCACCTTTATCCCAGTATAAGAGGATACTATGAGACACATCTTTAACTGTAGAAGAACCTCACTAGCTGTATTCGCTATCATCTGCCTCACTGGCCTCGGAGTTTACACACAATCAGACATCTCTGGAATAGCCATCGCTATCTCTGGAATAGTCGCTTCTGTCTCCGCTAGTAACTCTTATGAAAAAAGTAAGAACCCCCCTAATGTTTAGGTAAAGCATATGTTATAGTATCCTTATAAGAGATAACAAGCACTTTACGGAGACAGAAGAATGAGTAAGTTAGAAGATTACATTGCAGCAACATTAAAGCGCCTTCACACCCAGCAGAACGTAGATTATGATAGGGAAGCAACCCTTATCATAGAGCAGATGCTTGATCCTACCTACACTCCACCTAAAACATATAAGAAAACCTATACTAAGGTAGAATCCTACTGTGCTTTCCAAGAGGAATATGGAAGCAGAATTCATACACTAATCTACAATGAAATCCAGCGCTCTGAGATTCCTTTATCTAGGGCGGACATAGCTAATCGCTTATCTATGCGTATGTCTACGGTCTGTGGCAGGGTTAAAGAAATGTTGGATACAAGCGTTATCCGAGTATCAGGAGTAAAGAATGACTCTGATACCAATCGGAGGGTAGAAACCCTAACTAATTCTTACGAGAGGTAAGGAATGGATGATACAGACCGCAAGATAATAAAAACACTGGTAAATATGGACAAGAACTTAACTAATATTAGAGGCAGCATTCAGTCCATGGAGACAGGAACGCCATTCTTCGGCGACGCTTTAGTAATGGCCAACCTTTATATAACAGTCGCTAAACTGCTTAATCCTAGGATAACAGCAACGTCAGTGAGAGACATTTGCGCAACACCTAACTTCACTATAGAAGATGTTGAGCTCTACGAGAAACTATCACTGATACTAGAAATGGAGTTTGATAATGAAAGATGGTAAGAGCTTAGCTAAGCTACAGGAAAAATGGTACAAGATCTTGAAGGAAGATGGCTTTAATGACATCGAGTACTTCGATAAGAAGATGCAGGCTAAGGATATGATGTACAAGGAAGGCACTAAGTTCTCTAAAGCTAATGCTGATTCCTTCTACTACACAGAGCAATATTACATAGATACCAAGGACTACCTACACACGCACAACTTTTCCTGCCCCACTGACAAAGAGATCTGGGTGATGCATTCTGATGGTGAGTCATATAGGAAGATAGCTAAAGTGCTCAGTATCTCCTATAACGTGGTATTTAACGTGGTTAATAAAAACAAAGACTTAATGCTTGCTAAGTACAAGCCACAAGTCAATTTAGTATAGATAGGAGAAGACTATGTCTGATACATTCAAGACATTACAAGAAGCCTTAGAGCTCATCAGTGACGATATTACTAAGATAGGAAGCTTAGTAGAACCAGGTGAGACCCTAGATAAGACTGAAGCGGGTAAGCTTACTGACTATGTAAGGACCTTAATTGCAGTAAATAAGGAAGACAGGGAGCAACTGAAGTCTGATAACCTACTATCTAAGACAGACGGCGAGTTAGAGGATTTAGCAAAAGAAGCTCTTAAATTCCTTGAAGAAGATAAAACGTTAGAACTAGATAAGGAAGACAAAGAAGATGAAGAACCTACCAGTGATACACAGGAGGATGAAACCAGCTGATAGTGGCTTTATTTACTCCACCTGGCTCAAATCCTACCGCCAGACCCAATTCGCTTATAATATGTCGAATGATACCTTTTTTCACCACCACAAACAAATCATAGAGAAGACCTTATCTAACCCTAATACTGAAGTAACGCTCGTATGTGATCAGGCTGATCATGACCATATATATGGGTATTCAGTGGTGGAGAAGTATGGTAAGGCCAACATAATCCACTATGTATATATGAAGCACGCCTACCGCAAGTTAGGCCTAACTAAAGATTTACTTCAAACTCAGATCCCTAACTTTGTTACTGACCTTACCTTTGTTACCCATGAGTCCAGACACCACAAACTATTCAAGGTTAAGTTTAACCTCGAGTATAACCCCTATATTTTACATTAGGAGATAGAAATGACTAAAGAAGAAATACAAGCTAAATACCAATCTCTATGTTTAATCCTTGGAGACATCACCGTTAAGATCAAGGGACTAGAGAATCACAGAGAATCTATCTTTGAAGAGTTAAACCAACTAGACGAACATATGAAGAAAGCCCTAGCTGAGGAGAATGAAGTTGAAAATAAAAGAACTTAAGTTGTTTAAAGCCTGTAAAGGTTGTGGTACTGAGAAATCAAAAGAAGATTTTACTGGGCGCTCAGCATTATGTAAGCCATGCAGCAATATTGCCAGAAAAAAAAGACTTCAGGAGCCAGAAGCCAATAAAGACAACATATTAGCAGATAAGCGAGAGTTACAATCCTCATATGGAATTTCAACAGAAGACTCTTGTTCTAAATGTAAAACTCGTGCCGTTAAGCTTACATCGGTAAAGGTATTTAACAGTGTTAAGATAGGTTCCAAAGAAGGATTATTCTTTAAAGCAGCAGACTATAATATTACTTTAGAGGGCCAATTAATAGTCTTGGAGGATAAGAACAGTGGACATAAATCTTATACATCCTTAGCTAATGTCCCTTATTTTACGATAGATTAAGAGTGGAGCTTACGGAATTAAAAGACAGTAGTAAACCGGATAAAAAGCATGAATAAAAGAAAAGCAGAAGCAATCCTAAGGGAGCTACAAAAAAGAAAGGTTAATAAACCTGTATGGTTAACTCCTGGCTTTAATGCACAAAACAACTTCATACTAGACCCAGCTAAGCTTAAGGCAGTGCAGTGCACTCGACGTAGCGGTAAGTCTTATGGAGCAGGACTGTATGCTTTTAAAGAGGCCAGTGATAACCCAGGTGTTTCTGTTGTTATCATTGGCCTTACCCGTGACTCAGTTAAGCGCATATTCATGAAGGATATACTCTCAGTAATCAATGCTAAATACAATGTTAGGGCTAAGCCTAATAAGTCTGATTTAACGTGGGAACTTCCAAATGGCTCCATCATATACCTCCTCGGGGTAGACACCAACCCTGACGATATGAATAAGCTCCTAGGACAGAAGAATAAGTTAGTCATTATTGATGAGGCTGCATTCTTTAAGCAGGACATGAAGAAGCTCCTGCATGAGATTCTCATGCCATCCATGATCGATTATGATGGAACCATCGCTTTACTCTCTACCACATCCCACCTAACTAAATCCTACTATAGAGAAATTACTACAAATATGGTTAAAGGGTGGAGTGTACACAAGTGGACTGCAGCAGATAACCCATACATAGCTGAAAAATGGGATAAAGAGATAGAGCTGAAGAAGCTTAACAACCCGGGTATAGAGAAGACCCCTTCTTTTAGGCGCATGTATCTCAATGAATGGGTTATAGATGAGACGTCCCTAGTATATAAGTCTTCTTCAGTTAATAAGATAGATATTCGGCCTAAGGCTAACTATAGGTATGTGCTTGGCATTGACTTAGGATATAATGATGCAACTGCTTTTGTCGTATGCGCTTACTCAGAATTTGATCCTAACCTCTATGTAGTAGAAACTCACAAACAATCTAAGATGATTATTGAGGATGTGGCTAATAAGATCAAAGAGCTAAATAAGACATATCGGTTCGAGACCATGGTAGTAGATAATGCCAGTAAGCAAGCTGTTGAAGAGATGAAGCAGAGACATCAGCTCCCACTAAAAGCTGCAGAGAAGACAGGTAAGCGTGACTATATCGAGCTTCTCAATTCTGACCTAATAACTAATAGGATTAAGGTGTTACCTAAAGCTGATGGCCTTATGGAAGAATGGGAAAGCTTAGTCTGGGATGAGAAGAAGCTACTGCTAGGTAAGCATGAAGAACATCCCGCTTGCGAGAACCATTTAAGCGACGCCTTCTTGTATGCCTGGAGATATGTTTTCTCCTACTGTTCTAAACCTAAAGAAGTAGTGCTGCATCCTAACTCCGAAGAGAAGGTTGATGCTTGGTGGAATCAACAGGGTGACGATCTTATTAGGGATATTGATCCCGAGGAAGTTCTTGTATATGACGATCGTGCCGAGTGGTAATAACAGTGGTAACAACCGTGGTAACAATAGTGGTAACAACCGTGGTAACAATAGTGGTAATCATAGTGGTATTAATGAAGATAAACACTAAAGGAAATAAGAGATGAAAGACAACGAAATCAAAAACTTAGAAGAAATTATGAAACTCATGAAGGAATACCAGGTGGATCAAGTAGAGATCAATGGTGTTAAGGTCTCTAAAACTATCCATGAGTTTAAAGAACCCAACAAACAAGAACCCGTGCAGACTGAAGAAGACCTCTTATTCTACAGCGCTCAACAGTAAGGAATAAACATATGGCTAACAATATACATGAAGAGTACGTAGGCCCGCGAACAACAGGTGGAAACAAGTCTAATTTTAGATGGTGGACCGAAAGTACTTCCACTATGTATCAGTCGGTCTTTGAAGTTATCAACAAGATTGAGCTTCAGTCTGCACACCAACATTCATTGAATGTGAGGCACGCCAGGTTATACAGTGACCTCGAACTATTAGGGTTTACATCTTTTCGTATTTCTTCACTCAACTCAAGCTCAAGCTCCTTTACATCAAACAGGCTAAGCTACAACATCGTAAGATCAGTGACAAATACTGCTGCTTCTAAGATCGCTAAGTCTAAGCCAAAGCCGCAGTTTCTAACTGATAACGGCAATTGGCTTCAAAGAGAGAAAGCTAAGAAGCTTACACAGTATGTAGAAGGAGTTTACTATGATATGTCTATCTATGAAGAAGCACAAAGGGCATTCATTGATGGCTGCGTATTTGGCACCGGCGCTGTTAAGTTCTTTGTAAAGAATGGTAGAATCGCTTGTGAGCGAATCTTTGTAGATGAGCTACGCGTTGACTATGTAGACGGCCAGAACGGTAAGCCTAAGCAAATACACCAAGTTAAGCACATCTCTCGCGATGTCCTAGCCGATATGTATCCTGACCATATCGCAGCCATTAATGATGCTAATTCAGGCTTAGAGCCAGGTATGGAGTCCGTTGAGGATGTAGTTAAGGTTGTGGAGTCCTGGAGGCTCAATACATCTGACAAGTCTGCTAATGGTAAGCATGCAATCTCTATTGATAATGCTACGCTCTTTGAAGAAGACTACCATAAAAACTACTTCCCTTTCGTATTCTTCAGGTGGAGCTCAACAATGTCTGGCTTCTATGGCTATGGGATTGCCGAAGAACTTACTGGAATACAGATAGCCGTTAACAAGACCTTAATGAACATACAGAGTGCTCAGGACTTAGTCGCTAAGCCTAGAATAGCTATTGATTCCTCATCTAATGTCTCAGTTGCGCAACTTAACAATCAAATAGGTAGTGTTATCAAGTACTCTGGTGGTTCAAGACCACCTATATTCGATACTCCTACTGGTATGAACGCCGAAGTTTACAACCATTTGAAGTGGTTAATACAATCTGGCTATGAGCTTACTGGTATATCTCAGCTATCTGCTACATCTAAGAAGCCAACAGGGTTGAATTCTAGGGTTGCTCTACGCGAGTACTCAGACATAGAAACAGAAAGATTCATGCTAACAGCCATGCGCTATGAACATATGTTTATAGATGCCGCTAAGATCATCATTGATATGTCAAGGGATCTCTATGCTCAGGATAAGAACTTGTCGGTAAATATTCCTGGATCTAAGTTCATTAAAACTATCAAGTGGAAAGATGTAAACCTTGAGGATGACCAGTTTATGATGAAGGCCTTCCCAGTCTCACTACTTCCTTCCACCCCAGCAGGTAAGCTAGATAAGGTACAAGAGTTGATCCAAGCTGGTTTCATAGGGAGAGACGAAGCTATGCAGCTATTAGACTTCCCAGACATCGCTGCATATGAGTCAATTGAAACTGCTAACTTAAACCTCATCCAGAAGACTATAGCTCAGATGGAAGAAGAAGGCAAGTATTACCCACCAGAGCCAACTATGAATTTGGAGCAAGCTATACAGTATGCTCACAAAGCATACTTGAGTGGTAGAGTATCTCAGCTACCTGAAGAGAGACTGGAGCTCATCCTAAGGTTTATTGATGATGCGACTAGATTAGCTAAGCAGGCAGTACCAGTACAGCCTCTACAGGAAGCAACACCGACAGCCGTAGCCGAAGCGCCACTGCAGTCAGAACTAATACCCAACATACCTGGCATGTAATCAGGTAGGTACTTATAGAAACAGACATTAAATTAGGAGACAGTAAATGACTAGTAATGAATCAGCTGTAACAGAAATCATTGGCAACCAAGAACAAGCTTCACAGGAACTAGAGCCTTCAAGTCAAGTAGAGAAACCACAAGCTTCTCAACCTGACGAGCAACAAGAACAAGAAGACGTACAGTTTTCTTCTCGCTTTGCAGCCTTATCTAGGAAAGAGAAGTTTATTCAAGCCCAACAGGCTGAACTTAAAGCTAAACAAGAAGAAGTTACTAAGTTCAATGAATTACAGCAGAGAGCTAAGGATAACCCGGTTTCGATCCTTGAGCATTTCGGCATATCCATGGATGACCTACTCATGTCATCCTTAGGTGAAGATGCACCACCCGCAACAGCTGAATCTCAGATTGAGAAGCTCAGGCAAGAAATTGAAGGATTTAAGACTTCCCAACAGCAGAGAGAAGAAGACTCTAAGAAAGCTGAGGAAGAAGCATATCAAAACAGTATTAATGAAGCGATCACTGCTCATCAACTAAAGATCACAGACCACCTAAGCCAGAATGCAGAAAAATACGAGTTAATCACCCTGCAAGGTAAAGAAGATTTAGTTTGGGAAGTTACAGAAGCTCACTTTGAGGCTAACAACGGGACAGTTTTAACTCCTGACGAAGCCGCTGATAAGGTTGAGCAATACTTAGAGCAAGAGATTCGCAAGGCGATGAATCTTAACAGGTTTAAGCAACCAACTGACGAGAAAGTACAAGGTACATTTCAGCAACAAGATAGGCAAGCTGACAAACCGAGTTCACATACACTCACTTCCGAGTATGTACAACCTGCTGCACCAAGCCAAAAGCTCAATGGACTTAATCCTGATGAGAGCAAGCAAAGAGCAGCACAACTACTTAAATGGACCTAATTGGACCTAATTGGACATAACGTACACACACACACCCTATCTAACAAGCTTAATACAAAGGAATAAATATTATGGCTTTAGACATGACTTCTTTCGACGCAGCGTTGAAACAACACTACACAGATGACATGGTTATGAACCTTGTCTACAAAGACAACCCTCTTTTGGCTCTTATGCCTAAGATAGAAAACTTCGGTGGTAAGAACCTTCCGATCCCCCTTATTTACGGTAATCCTCAAGGACGAAGTAAGACATTCGCAACTGCTCAAACACGTGGCGGACTTACTAACTCTTTAATCACTGACTTCGTTCTTACACGAGTCAAAGATTACTCTATTGCTACTATCGATAACGAAACTCTTGAAGCATCTAAGGGTAACAGTAACGCCTTCATGGAAGCTGCAACTACTGAGATTGACGGAGCTATTAACGCTTTGACTCGCTCAGTTGCTGTAGGAATGTACAGAGATAGTTCTGCTCAAATCGGTCAAGTATCTGTTGAGCCAACAGTTGCCTCTTCAACTGTTATTACTATGAAATCTGCTGGTGACATCACTAACATCGAAGTTGGACAAGTTATGAACATCTGGTCTGCTAAGTCTGGCGGAACTCAGCGTTCAACTGATGGTTCTGATGTTTCCTGGCCAGTTACTGCTGTAAATCGTTCTGCTGGAACATTTACTCTTGATGATGCTTACACCGCGTCAGGAACAATAGCCGCTGATGACTTCATCTTTGTTGAAGGTGACCGTGGACTTGGTATCTCTGGTCTTGAAGATTGGGTTCCTGCTGCTGCCCCTACTTCATCTCCTTTCTTCGGTGTTGACCGTAGTGTTGATACTCAACGTCTTGGCGGAGTACGGTATGACGGCAGCTCTGATCCTATCGAAGAAGCGCTAATCGAAGGAGCTTCTAGGGCTGCTCGTGAAGGCGCTAAAGTTGACCATGCATTCCTTAGCTATGCTAAATATGCTGAACTTGAAAAAGCTCTAGGAAGTAAAGTTCAATATGTTGACCTTAAAATGAACGCTGAAGTCGGCTTTCGTGGAATCTTAATCAACGGGCCACGCGGACCAATCAAGGTAATACCTGACCAGAACTGCCCTGATGACGTTAGCTTTATGCTTCAGTTGAATACTTGGAGGCTTTACTCTCTTGGTAAAGCAGTAAGAGTTATAGACACTGACGGACTCAGCATGCTCCGTCAAGCATCTGCTGATGGCGTTGAAGTAAGATATGGATTTTATGGTAATGTCGGTTGTCGCGGTCCTGGATTTAATTGTCGGGTTGCTCTGTAACCCTAATAGCTTAACAGTTTAATTAATTAGAGAGAGGCCTTCGGGTCTCTTTTTTTTTATATTGTTGATTGTTCAGCTCCTCACCATGGTACAATAAAGGTATAAGCTAATTCATTAGGAGATAAGATGTGAGAAAGAAGATAATAGGCATCTACAAGATAGAGAACATAGAGAATGGTAAAGTGTATATTGGCCAATCTTCAGATATAATAGCTAGATTTGGCAAACATAAACACTCTTTAAGGAATAGCATACATTATAATTCCTACCTACAAAGCTCTTGGAATAAGTATGGTGAAGATAGTTTCTCATTCTCTATCCTAGAAGAGTGTAGTGTAAGTGTTATAACTGATAGAGAGCAATATTGGATAACCTATTTCCCTACTACATATAACATGGTTGATGCACTTGCCCATCCAATAAGAGGAATAAAAAGAGAGCAATATAGGGAGAGAGTTAGTAATGGACTCAAGAGAGCTTGGCAAGACCCAGATAATAACCTCAACAATAAACAATCATCTATTTCTCCTGAGAGTAATAAGAAGAGATCAGACACTTTAAAGAATAAATACAAAGACCCTGAGGAGATAGCAAGGCTTAGGTCAAGCTTCATTAACACTAGGGCGTGTACACAGTGTAATAGTACCTTTACAACTACTTCACATAGAGCTCAAACCTGCTCACATGAGTGTAAGCTAGCCGATCGTAGAGCTAAAAGGCAAGCAAAGCGCAAGCCTCACCCCCCAACCCTCATACTCCTAGCAGGTCAATCAGGTTGCGGAAAGACATGGGTAGCAAGCCAACTACACCACAAATACTCTATCCTATCCAATGATAAGAACAAGCTAGAAGACCTCTTCCTAGATTATCCTAAGCCTATACTATATGAGACTCCAGTTAAGATCTCCACCTTCATCAATAAGAATAAGGATAAGTTCAACATACACTTCATCCTCATCCAGGAAGATATAGAAGTGGTCAAGGATAGAATACTAGGCAGGGGCGGTCAAGGCCTTAAGTCTCTAGAGAGCAGGAACCAGCGCATGCAGAAAATAGCATATTTATATGCTCCTGAGTTCACTGGCACTTCAGAAGAGTGCTTAGGATACTTATTGTCTAAATAATGGGTCTCTAGAATCCATCCTAAGCTCCTTAAATAATCCCGCCATGCCATACTACCCCTATATTTTATCTATACTACAACCCATACCATAATAGTATCTATGAAGCGCTCTTGCAATGTTGCATGAGACTAAATTAATTCAAAGGAATAGACACATGGCGAACAGAAACTTTAAACGTGTACAGGCTTTAAACTCAGAAATCAAACTAATTGCTGGGCGCTTAGAAGACGACGACACTAAGAACGCAGGACTAGGCTGGAGCGGAGCAAACACTACTACTGGTGTTTACACTATCACTCTAGAAGACAAATACAACGCCCTTATCTCCTGTGTTGCTAGCATCCAATCAACTGCTGGAACTGATGACTTTGTTGTTAGCATAGCCTCACACGATGTAGCTAGTGCTAAGACTGTAGTACTGCATGTTGCTGTTGATGGTACGCTTACTGACCTTGGTGACACTGACGAGATTCACTTTGTAGCTGTACTACAAAACTCTAATGTCCCTAGCGTATAAACCTAACACTAACAAGGAATACATCATATGATGATGAATAACAAGAAGCTTGCTATGCTAATAGTTCGCGGTTCTGGTGAAGGTATGTCAGAGATTCGCAAAGAAGACAAACGCAAAGAAGACGAGCAAGGAATTAAGGCTCCTAAAGAACACGAAGAGTCTGATGACTCTAGAATGGGTGTTGAGATAGCTGCTGAGAAATTGATGAATGCTGTTAAAGACAGTGACGTCAAGAAGGTGGTTGAAGCACTTATGGAATTCAATGAGATGGCAGGTGGTATGGAATACCTCCCTAAGTCTTCCATACATGAGGATGAGGAGTAAGAAGACTATGTCTAACACGGTAACTCTTGCGCAGTTAAAGACGCAGTGTAGGAATAGAGCGGATATGTCAAATAGTCAGTTTATCTCTGATTCTGAGTTATTGTCATACATCAATCTTTCTTATGCTGAACTATACGATTTGCTGGTATCGCGATTTGAAGACTACTACACTATAAGCACAACTCTTTCTGTATCCTCAGGATCAAGTTCTGTATCTTTGCCTACTGCTTTTTACAAGCTACGCGGCTTAGATTACAGTCTTGATTCTACAGGCAACAACTGGGCAACTGTTAATAAGTTTAATTTCCATGATAGGAATAAGCGTAATAGCAGTGTTTATAGGCTATCTAGATCTAACAACGGCGTTAGCTATAGAATAGTAGGCAGCAGCTTGGAGCTCACTCCAACTGATAATGCTGCTGGATCATACAGACTCTGGTACATTCCTATATTTACCCCACTTGCTGCTGACACTGATACTGTCGATGGTATTAATGGGTACGAGGAATATGTGATTGTTGATGCAGCAATAAAGATGCTTGAAAAAGAAGAGTCAGATACAGTGTATCTACAACGACAGAAACAAGCTTTGATAGAAAGAATTGAGTCAATGGCTCAGAATAGAGACGTAGACCAACCCGAAGTAATCACAGATATATACTCTATAGACGACTATATATACTAAGGATAAGAAGTATGTCTCTTAAAGAATTTAAAAAGACAAACGTTAAAGACTTTGACACTAATAGACTTCAAGAGAACGTTGCCCAATTTGTAAACCAGATTGTTGGCAACCCTCTCCTTGATGGCGTAATAGTTGAGCCAGTACTGGTTTCAACATCGGCCACAGAGATAAACCACGGATTAGGTAGAGTACCGGTTGGTTATATAGTTATAAAGAGCAACGCTAATGTAACTATATACGATACTACTTCTACTACCCCAAAAGTAACACTTAAGCTTACTGCTAGCGCATCGGCCACAGTAAGCCTTTATATCTTTTAAGGAAATAAATAATGAGTTCAACTTTTATGTCGCTCACACTGCCTACAGTAGGCGTAACTATTGGACCTGATTGGGCCACGCAACTAAATGCCGCATTGACCACAGTTGATGGTCATGATCACTCTAGCGGATCTGGCAACGCAATTACGCAAGCTGGTATAAACATTACAGGTTCACTTAACTTTAACGATAATACAGTTACAGCTCTTGGTGCTAGTACCTTCACTAACCTATCTGCACTCATCACTACAGCAGTATCTGCTTATGCTAAAGATGGCGACCTATATTACAATGATAACTCTGGCAATCAGATTAGAATCACTTCTGGAGGAGCCATTGATGTATCCTCAGTTGCAGGCATTGGCGGTGATTATGCTTCCACTGCTGCATCCGCATTCTATACTGATGCCGTTCTAACTTACTTCTTCCAGGATAGCGCTAGTGCTAAGGCTAAGATAGATGCGTCTTTAAAGGCCAACTTCACAGCTTATTCCTCAGCACAATCACTTGCACAGGTCGTAGATGACATCGTGTTAGTCTCAGGAGATACAACTCTAACTCTTCCTGCTGTAGCTACTTCTTCAGGTGTAAGATTCCACATTAAAAAGACAGACAGTAACACTACCACAGTTACTGTAGATGCTAATGCTTCTGAAACAATTGACGGAGCTGCTACCTTTACGATCACTGAACAATATGAGTCAATCCATATTGTCTGTAATGGCTCTGCTTGGTATGTAATATAAGGATACAATATGTCTTTAAGTAAAAACTTAGTAGATGTCGTTCTAGTAGAAGGCATTGACACTAAAAAAGACTCTAAACTGACGCTTAAGAGTTCGCTATTAGAACTAGAAAATGGTGTATTCGAGAAAATAGGAAGAATTGGTAAGAGGACAGGTAGTTCGAAGCTTGGTACTAAAGACGTTTCCGGTAGTGTAATCACTGCTGCTAATGCTCTCTCTGTATTTAAAGAAAAAGAGTTACTACTCTCTGCAAACAATAAGGTTTACTCTTACTCCTCTAGCAATGAAAAATGGATAGAGAAGTCTGACTTTACCTCTAACAGTATCAAGTTGGACCAGATAGTTAGTAA